GGAATAATTCGAGATCGCCTCATGCAGGAAGGCGGTTCCTGCCAGTATGCCGAAAGCGCGGGTCGCGATTTCTCTGAGGCCAGAGAGAGCACCGCCGAGTGATTGCGCGTGCTGCTCCAGGTCTTGAGATGCTTTTGCCCCTTTCCCGATATTATCGGACAGCTCTTTGAAGGCTTGAGCCGAGGCGTCCTGCGCCTTGATGACGAAATTGAGGACTTGATCGTCAGCCATTTGAAGTTACCTGCAAAGGGGTCGCGCGACCCCTTTCGATTACCTCCCGTTGATGCTGCTCTAAAGCGCGCTTGCTGGTTTGCTCTTGTTTCTGTTCCTCAGAGCAGAGAGCCTGTTCGTCACCGACGATGGTCAGGGCGTCCATAAGCTTCGCCACCTGATCCAATATCGCGCCGGACTGAGGCAGGAAGCCATTGCTGTAATGGGCGTGCATATCAAGCAGATAGCCGAGATCGTAGCCATCTTCGCGCCAGACCGCAGCCGGGCACTGATACCAGGGCTCGTCTTGAAACATCCACGGTATGAACCCGGGATCTTCCCAGGTCACAGATCCGTCAGCGTGTTCATTGCGTCGGGCGTGGCATCCCCACTCGACTTGACTGGTGCAGTCATCGCATTTTCGGCCGGGGTATAGTTCTTTTGCGATGACTCCCCGTCGGATTTTTTTTCTTCGGCCTTCGACAGGGTCGATTGTCCCATAACTTCGCGCATGATTTCCTGAGCGTCGTCCACGTCAATCCGCGCGATACAGGAGCGCCGGGCGACTTTGATCGCGGTCCGGCCAACCATATCCTCCTCCATCTCGAAGGGGATCAGATTGCCATCTTCATCGGTGAAATTCGACCAGCCGACAATGCCGAACCGGCAGGCTTCATAAGCTGACGCATTGATGCTCACGCTGATCACCGGGGTGACATTTGCGCCTTGAACGACCGACCCCTGTACCGAAAGCAAAGCGTCGCGGATGATCGCGCGCTGATTGCCGTCGAGGGGCCGGAGCATGAAGACGGTCGCGCCCTCAAGCGCCTCGCCATTCGGCCCCCGGCAGGGGTCGCGCGACAGGACGTAAGGCGTGGTGATAGCTGGCTTGATGCCCTTGATTGCCATGGTTGACTCCCCAAAAAGAACAAGGCCCCCGTCATATCAGACGTGGGCCTTACGGTTTGCAGTTAACTGCAAATCAGCACAGATTGCTCATCGCCGCGACAATTGACCGGAAAACGTGATCCTTGGCGCGCTGATCGGGCGGCAGGTCATCAAAGGGCACCATACAGGGATGTTTCTTGTTCTCTACATCCTTGACCGGGCCGTAGGTCCAGCCTTCTTTGGTCTTGTGTTCCAGCCATGAGTCGTGATTGGCGGATGGCGGAGATTTGGGATTAGCCAGACAGAACTCCACACCGAGGATTTGCGATTCCCGCTGCCATTGCGGTGCATTGTCCCATGATTTGTGCGAGAAATCGCCGAACGCCGTGCATAACGCGCGATTGGCTTCGTGGCAGACCGAGGCGATTTCTTCGGGCGTCATCATCATAGTGTCTCTCCAAAAAGGAAGGGGCGTTGATCAGACCAACGCCCCAACTATGAAGAGGTTTGAAGTTATCTGCAATCAGTCAGTCTGAGCCGTCACGCCTTTGACTGCCCACATCACAGCTTCCTCCAGTTTTGTCCTGGCGATCGAGAATTCGCGCGCCGGGCGGTAGCTCTCGAGCAATTCCATGAACGTGTCACCCAGGGCTTTGATCGAGTCAATGCGGGCCGAGGTCAGAGCATCTGGCTCGCGGTAGTTTCTCCGAAATACATCGGGCTGTGTGTCTATTACGTCTTTCATGGTCCCTCATTATGGTCAAACAGGCGATCCTTTAATAAGCGCGCCCGTTATTAAAGGCTGGCTCAGCAGAAGTGAAGCCTTACCTCGTCATCGCTCAACTCATGCGCGAAGCCGAGCCCGCCGTCATAGGTGCGCAACCCATTCCTGTCTTTATAGGTGACCTTGCTGTACTGCACGTTCGGGCCTTTGAGCCATACCGTATTGCCCGGGGTCTGGCCGAAACGACAAGAGAACTGCATCGATGTGGCATTCGCCAGAGCGTCCCACGGGTCGAAATCTCCGGGCAAGGTGATCTCAGGATCGATACCGCCGGTCGGCTCGCGCGTCGTGATCCGGACACCGTTATACCCGTCAGGCGAATTCACGTCATCGCGCGGCGTGATGGTATTGGCGATATCGAATGAGAGAGCCTGAATGGTGATATCGTTACCGGCCGCGCGAAGCATCGCCTTCTGAAACGTCGGGGGAGCTGGCGTATCATAGGTGATCGATTTCGGCAGAGATCGGCGGACCGCGGGACTGTACTGGCCGGTGAAGGTGAAAGAGAGCTTGCCGAAATCACCCGCATTCGCGGACAGAGAGAACGTCCCCTGCGAGGCCGTCATCTTATGCAACGAGCCGTCCATATACATATAGATCGTGCAGGTTTCCTGACCAACCGATACAGGCTCATAGGAGATACCGGGCGGGAACACCGAAATCCTCCAGACAGAACCGAGGGTCAAATCGCCGGTAAATGTCGGGGTGATCATTACCCCTGACGTGCCGAGCACCAGAGAAGTCCCGCCCGATGTGACCACGGTCGCGCCCATAGAACCGGAAAATCCGATCGTGACGCTGTCCGGGCCTGCCGTGCCGGAGATCGTGCCGGAGCCGATAGTCGTCGCGATACCAGTGGCGATTGACTGCAGGTCAGTCTGATTCACACGCCACGACCCGGTGATCCCGCCGATGTTCCAGTAGACTTCGTCACCTACTGCCCAGGCACCACCGAGATTAATCACGGGCTTGAGCGGGTCGGTCGCATCAACCGTCGCAGTCCCGTTCACAGAGTCAGGCGCGACCAGAACAGTCTCATTGCGCAGCAGAGTCGGCTCGTAGCCGTTCAACTCGACCACACGCAACGCCGCGACGCCCGAAGCACCTGATGCCACCACGGTGACTTGGTAATCGAGAGCCATATTGGTGGTGTTCTGTCCGGTGATCGCCCAGGATTCGACCGGATTACGCTGTTCGCCGATCTGGCGGACCGCGCCGGGAGTCGCGGCCAGATTGATCGCGACCTCGCTCATCCCACACGCACGCAAGAGCCGACCGAGCACAGGAGCATCTTCGAGGTTGCCGGAATGCTGGAAGCCATTTCCACGCAGTTCCAGTTCAAACTTCATCCCGGCAAGCTTGCGCCCGACCGTGAATGCAAGAGGCGAGAGATCGGCGCGATAATAGTCGCGCTTGAGGACTTGCGGATCCACGGTGAAGTCTGGCGCGCCAACCAGAACAGCATCAACTCCGGCGATCGGACCGGGGTCAACTCCGGGCTCACTTTCCATCTTGACCAGAACAACAGTGCGGCGGGTAAGGCGTGGGCTTTTATAGGCCATGATCGGTCTCTCTTATCGGTGAGGGGATAAACGAAAGGGGGCTTGCCGCCCCCCTCCGCTTTTGCCGTCAGATTTGCAGATAACTTCAAACCGGGGATCAGACCCCCATCGTGTTCGGCACCTCGTATTTCGCCACCACCTGGAGCGGTTGAGGCGTCGCAGCCGAGGCGGCGATTGCATTGAACGCGGCTGCGGCCGTCGCGATATTGGCCGCGCAACCCGCGAGGAAGGCCTGCACGTCAGCCTGAGACAGCGAAAACGCGGGATCCGTAGCCGCAACGACAGCGAGAGCCGGATCGATCTCAGGCTCGGGGCTCCACTGGTAAGACCCGACCTGTGACTGGTCTGCAGTGGGATCAGCCCCGACGGCAGCCGCGATCTCATTCACCGCATCCTGAATCGCGCGAACATCGGCTTTCGCGGCGATCATCGCCACGGAGCCCGTCGCGAAATCAACGGCATTGGCCCCCGATGTCGCCGTCACAGCAGTGATGACAGCAGGAATCTTCCCGGCTTCGGCCGGGGCACCGGTGAACTTGACGGCATTGAGACCGAGAGCCGTGCGGGTCGCGTTGATCCCCGCTGCGAGGGCGATCAAAGCCGCATAGACACTGGCAAGCGCTGTCGCCGTCGAGGTGGTATCGGCCGCGTTACCACCAGCCGCACCATAGGCGAGACGCGGAATAGCGGCATCGGCATAAGCCGCAGCAGCGACGCCGCCAGAACCGTCAGTCAGGGCAGCGGGAGCGATATCGGTCAACCGCAGCCGAGCGGTGTCCTGACACATCTTGCGGATGATATCGGCGAGAGAATGACGCTCCGCCACAGCCACATGGCTGAGACCAGAAAAGTGACGTCTGCCTACGTATGTAACCGGATTCATAGTGATAGTCTCCTGACTGACTGACTCAAATGGCCTGGGTCGATGCCCTGTCTTGTCGAACGGCGGGGAGATCAATCCCCGACGCGGATCAGCTTGCCACCGGGTCCGGCGATATAGCGACCACCACGGTCTCTACGCGCTTCCTGTGATGGGTCGACTTTAGGCGCGGCGGTTGTGGGGGTCGATTCGGGATTTGAAGTTACCTTCACACTCGCGACATCGTTCAATTTGCCAGCCATTGCTCACCTCCTGCGGTCTGACGCGGATCATTAGTGGAATGCCGATACCACAGAGTGACATGCACAACACCTGCACCATAGGTTTTGTACAGGCCCTGTTCTGTGCTGTCGGTTCCAGTCGGAGTGATATCGACGCAGAGCCCGGAGAGATTACGGTTCTCGCGCAACGCCCGCTCGACCGCGGTCAGGTGATCGCCGATTGTCTGCGCCATGGTCTGGTTCGGTACCTTGAGCACGTTCACCTCAATGCTCGTGGTCAGACGGCAATCGACGACCGGGTAATTCAGTTCGGTCTTCTGCTCCTGCCCGGAGGCGATATAGGCGAATGCCTTGGCTCCGCCCCAGTTCGCGGGTTCATCGCGGAAGACGCGGGAGAACTCGACCCCGTAGGGATCATTGAGCGGCAATGTCGCAGAGATCCCCTCCAGCAGTTTCTGAAGCGCGTCCAGAACCTGATCCCGCACTGATTTCGCATTGTTCATCGCGACCCTCGTTTGAAGTTATCTGCAAATCCCGATCAGGCGCCGAGACCTTCCTGCATTTTCCTGAGCATCGCCTCCATGCTGCGGTCCACAAAATAGGGGAGCCCGGCCTCAAGAGTCGTCTTGAGCTTCATCCGCGGCGGGATCACGACCTCGGTCCGCAGCACGTAAAGCGGGACCAGATCGGCTCCGACCTTGCGGACGATCAGAAGATTGCCTTTCTTCGAACGGATAACGAATGTCCGGTCCCACTCCCTCGCGGACTGTTTGATCGGTGTGCCGTCAGGATTGAGCGCGGCTGGCAAAGGTACGGTGAGGAATTGCGCGTGCTTCGGAACAATCGTGCCGCCGAATTCCTGGATGCGGGCATAAACCCGGTCTGACCCTATCGTGCCGTGGATATCTTTGAGCGTGGATCCGTAGACGCGGACACTCGCCTGAATCGATTCAAGCAGAGCGCCGGAACGGCGGGACAGAGATGATTCTGTGGTCCCGTCAGGCCAGGGATTGCCGTGGCGCTGCGCCAAGGCGCGCGCGACCACGTTCAAATAGTTGGTCAGCTCGGTCTTCAGTACCCCGCCAACCTCCCGCCATGAAACCTGAACGCGATTGCCGAATGCCAATAGCCCCTTCGACGCCTGCTGGAAACGCTCATTGCGGAACTCGAAGGAAATTGTAAAAGGCTCGGCCATTTTGCGGTTAACTCGCCGTTTAACCCTTAATCAACGTCGATATCGGGAACTCAGCGCTCGGGACGTAGCGGACATAAGGCTGGATATCGAGACCGACCTGCTGGCGACGCATCTTGAGTGCTGCGAGATCACCGGGTCGCTCGCCGCGGAACCCCGGATAATGGGTGTCAAGGAAGACGATCGCCAGCACCTCGACCGCATCGATCAGCCACTCCGGTACATTCTGATAGACCCCTTCCTTATCTGTCTCGAAACCGGCGGAATATTCGACCGACACGTAGGAATTGCTCATCTCGATATCGTGAACCGCGATCGTGCCGGTTCGGCGATCGATCACAACGCTGCCGTTACCGACGCTGCGGAGATCGGTCCCGCCACCCGAAGTGATCTCGGATACCTGCGACCCCCAGAGGATGCTCGTGGGATCGGCGGTCAGGAATCCGGCTTTGAGGCGGAGATAGGCTGCGGGCTGACTGCCCTGACGGACCATCGCGCGGATAGAGAATATGTCGAGATAGTCCTGTCGCGCGAAAGACGTCCGCAGCATCATCGATAGGGACACGGTCGCGGTCTGTAATGACGCCTGCAGAGCATTATTGATTGCAGGTGCATCATCATAAGAGAGGCGGTTGCGCAGGTTCTCTACGGTGCTGAGAATGTCCATCACACACACTCCAACCAATCCTCGACCAGCCTGCGCAGATGTGCGGCACAGGCGTCACGAGCCTCGTCGACCGTCGCGCATTGAGCAACGCTGGCAATGAGTCCGCCTGTCGTCTGGCACAGACTGGCGCAATAGCCGATTTGCGACTTGTAAATCGCAAACTCAACTCCAGGCCAGACCCAGGCAGACCAGTACTCGTCCTTTCTCTTTTTCCCCCACCAAATACTTTGATTTGTCTCCCACTTCCATTTGAGTGGCTTGATCTTGATCTCTGCCATCACGACCACTCCAATTCGACCTGAGAGAGAATGAGCGCGGCGCTGGCTTTCTCAACGAATGCCTTGGCTTCTTCAAGCGTATCGAATGAGTAGTAGGTCGAGATCACCTTCCCGTCAGGTGAGAGGCCTTCGATTCCGAACCGTCCGTCTCGCATGCGGAGAACCATGATCCAATCCCCGAATGCTTTTGTCGTCCAGCAATCCGGCTCATCGATCCATTCCAGCGGCTTGACCTTGATCGTCGGAGCAGGTCGGGTATCGAGATAGCTGCGGCCGCCCTTGTTCCACGGCTGGAAATCGATCAGGTCGGCAGGCTCAAATTCGTTCCAGTCGCCTTTGAACGTGAGCGCCCGATCATCGATGCTCACTCTCGCCGCTGGTTTCGCGTCGGGGAATCCAATCGGATAGTGGCTTGGGTCATCAACACACATAGGGTGCTTGCATTCGGGGTCGTACCATTGCGTGCCACAGAACTCGCGAAACGACCATTTGATCATCCAATACCGCATGGCATCGCGACCGGCCTGCGTTTTCGATCGCGACGAATAGACCTGCACACTGAAAATCTCGGTCGCGCGCCACAGAAATTGCAACGCGCCCGGGACCGGAGGATCAGGAATAGTCGTCGCACCCAGCCAACCGCTCTCGTAGTTCGAAATTACACCGTCGAAATCGACACACAGAATAGGCTTGCCTTTCTCCATATCACCGCTCCCCGCGCCAGATTTCCAGCGCCCGATCATACTCGCCTTGAACGTCTGCCAGGCTCATTCCGGCAGTCCACAGCTCATAATACTGATTATTAAGCCGGCCGATCTCCAGCCAATACCTGACGTGCCGGATAATCGGCCAGCGCTTGACGAGCATCACATCTCACCTCGCCAGATTTTCAGCGCGTGGTCATAGTCGTCCCTGGCGTTCATCGCATTCATTCCGAGGGACGCCCAATGGTCGTACCACCTGTTGATGCGATAGATCGCCCACCAGTACCTGATGTGACAGATCACCGGCCACCGGGAGATGTGACGCCACCTCATGCTGATGCCCCGATCTCTCTGACCTTGCCGGGTTTGGCGACACGCCGGGAGAGGTGCTCCTTTGCGGTATCGATATCGCCGCTTGTTTCGAGAGCGACCTCCGCCTCGCGCGCCGCAGCCTCAGCCGCCGCTTCTTCCGTCAGAGCCGCAAGCCGCATATGGGCAATGAGATTGTCGCCGCGCATCCCCTGATCGTAGCGCCGTTTCAGCTCGTAGGTCTGGGCGTTGAGCTGTTCAAGCGAGATTGACTCCGCCAGCTCGACCCCAAGCAAATCGCGGGCGTAATCGAGTGCGGCTTTCTTGGTGGGGAAGCACCCGGGCAGCGTCTCGGCCTGGCTGATTTCGTCATCGTCGTCATCATCGGCCGCGAGCATGAAGAGGCGATGATTGGCTTTGGAGCGCTGCTTTTTGAGGTATTTCCAGGTCTCCTCTTCAACCTCAAGCACCGCGCGATCCTGCGTGAAACGGTATTTCCCGGTCGTGTACGAAACGGCCGTCCCGATGAATCGGACTCTGGGCATCAGTTACTCCTGTGTGTCGATTTGAAGTTATCTGCAAATCTGCAAACGAAAACCGCCCCCACACTAGGCAGGGGCGGCTGCGATTAGAACCGTAAAGCGCGGGTTAGGCTCAGGCGGCCAGCCCGTTTCAATCCACGCCCGTTACGGGGCGACTACATCAGGCGGCCAGCCCAAGCGGAGAACTCAGGTTCGAGTAAACCACCATGGCATCGGCCTGCTCGACCTGAACACCGATACGCGAGGTCAGGACGATAATATAGACCCGCTCGGTGATGTCCTTGTCGAACTCCATCGAGATCTGCCGCCAGAAGCCGACGATCAGATTCATCGGGTCGCAGAAAATCCCCCTCGTATCCGGCATCAGGGCGACCGGCACCACACTGGAGCCGAACGCCATCGCAGGGACGTTGGTCATCAGTCGCTGATCACCGAGAGGCGTACCCCGGTTGGCCAGCGTGTCCTGGTACTCCGCTTCGTTGTGCACCGAGACGTAGTGTTTCATCGCGGGCCGGTTGCGCAGATACGGAGTCGGCATCGCGAACAGCCCTCGTTTGAAGGTGTTCTTGCTGATGGTGTCTCCGGCGTTGTCGGCGACGTTGCCGCGGTCGGAGCCGACCGAGAGGAATCCCGTCGCCATACGCATGAATTCCTGCTCATCCGGATCGGGATCCTGGAAAGCCGGATCAGCATTGAGGGCGAGGTCTTCGATATCACGCGCGGCATACTGCGAGATCAGCTGGATGACTGTATCCCGCAATCCGCCGGGGCCGGTATTGGACAGCTCGTTGTTGGCGGCCAGCGCCGATTCGATATTGTCCTCGACAACATCGTAAGGCAGCCGGATCTCCGCGATGGTCTCGTCAGTGTGGAGTTCGATCTGCTCGGTGGTCGGCTTGACCCGCTGATTTGGAGCCAGCGCCTTGCCGGAGCGCGCCTTTCGCAGGATGCGGCCCGCGAACAGGATGCGGTTGATCTTGCGCTGAGGCGCGCCCATCGTCACCACCCGGCACTCGCGAAGAAGCGTCGGTTGTTTGATCAGCTTGCGGATGAAAGTGTCGGCCTGCTCGGGGAGGAGCAATCCGCCGTTAGCAGTGAGATCGGCCAACGCGATGTCGGCCTTCTGGAGAAATGTCTGGTTTCGCGACATGGTGTCAGCCTCTTCTTTTACGTGGTGTAGTGATCCGGGTGAGTCGTCGTGTCCGTTAATCGTCTCAGTCGTTGAGCCAGGAGCGATCGATGCCAGTATCAATCAGTCCGCCGTAATCGCCTTCGCCTTTTTCAATCTCCTCGCGATCAGCATCAGCCTTGATCGTGGGGACCGTGGTTTTCAGTTTCTTGGCGATCTGCAGTGTGCCCGCCTCACTCTTCGAAACGCGGGTTTGGAGGTCGTCGATGTCCGTGGCGATCGATTTGAAATCGTTTTTCAGCGCCTTGATGCCGCCGGCCAAGTCGGTGACGACGCCATAGAGCTTGTCGAAATCGGCCTTGGAGATCGTGGCGACCGGTTCGGCCTCAGACTTGGATGCCTTGCTGTCCTTCTTATCGGCGTCGTCCTTGGTGTCGGTGTCGTCGGATTCATCGTCCTGCTCTTTGTCCGAATCCTTATCCGAATCCTTGTTCTTACCGTCGTCCTTGGTGGCGGAGGTCTGGCCAGCGGCGTTGGCGTCGGGCGCATCCTTCATCGTGCGGATCCGGGTCTCGCCAGGCAGGCCGGAGTCGGGAGTGCCGTCGATGTCGGAACCACTGGTCGGATCCGCCCCTTTCGATCCGCCGTTCGTTCCCATCGAAGTGGAGCCGGACGACCTGTCTTTCGCCGTTCCCTCCATGGGGAAGCGGATTACGGTTTCGTCCTGATCGATCTCCAGAATGATCTTGCCGCCCTCGGACTTGAACGCCTCCATCTTGAACGCCTGAGCCGGGATCGCCCCGACCAGAGTCTTGAGATAAGAGGCGGCATCGGTGAAGGCGGCATCAATTGCGGCGGCGATATCGCCGCTATTCTCGGACGAATAGACCGCGTCCCACACCGCATCCGTCAGCGCGTCAAGGGCATTGCTGACGCCGGGGAAAACACAACTGTCGGTAACGCGGTGAGCGAAGGACTTCGCTTCCGGTGCCTCGGGGTCGGAAGCCGTGAGACCGAGAGTTCCCTTGGCGACATGCTCAACCACAACCGCGACCGATTCATCGGCCTTGAGAATCAGACCGGACTCAACCGACTTCGCGAATGCCTCCGGCGTAACGGTTTCACCTTTGCGGGCATAAACCAGTTGTCCGTCGAGTTCGACCGCGGGAGCCGGATCGAATCCCGCATTCGCCATCCGCTTGAGAACGCGGGCCTGATCGGCGGATTTGGAGGCGACGATCGCCGCGACCCGTGCACCCGGCTGCGCTTGCCGTGCCTGTTTGAAGAGTTTCGCGAGCGAGAAATTCATGGTGGCTGCCCCCCTGGTGGCTGGGTTGGTGTCGCGTTTGACGATCTTGAACGGCTGGCGGACTGCCCCGCGATCCACCAGAGAGATCTTGGTGACCTTTACGTCGGAGAGTGCGCGTCCCGTGACTTTGAACATGGCGAGTCGTCCTTAGAGGAGAAGTGCATCAAGCAGGGAATAACGGTGCGTGTGTCCGGCTGACTCGTCGGTGACAGTGCCCCGCTTGATTGAGTGGGTGTGTCCATTGACCATGTCGGTGATGCCTTGGGTGATCTGGCCCTGGTCATCGAGCTGGACGTGGAATTCGTGGGTGTGGTCTTCGCTCTTCTGGGTCAGGCCGGATACCGCGTCTGGCAGATCGATCTCCAGAG